GCCTCGCAGCTATGTGCCCCTGTAGCATTCTCTAGCGACTGGTTCGCTTTGCGCTCGGTGTCCGTGGGGCTATAACCCGGATAGTCCTCAGATAACTTATGAACCGCCTCCATGCCTTCCGTACAGCGAACCGCAACTGACATGGCGGCATACCACTGCGGCTCAGGAAGCGTTGCAGCATTGATGACAGCATCTTTGATCTGATTACATCCGACATCTTCAAGACTTTTCTCAACGATGCTGTAGAAGCTGAACTCGAAGTTTTTGCGTTGCTCATCCCAGATCCTTCTTGTTTCCTCGTCAACACCCTGCTCAGCCGACGCAAAGATCTGCGACAGATCACTGATAGGACTTTCTTCAGGTTCGCCAAGCGCCCCGAGTAGGCGTTCGATTGGGCTAGTAAAAACTTCAGTTAGAAGAAGCGAAGGGGATGGTGGGTCGTATCTGTAGTTGAGCGTCCCCGGTACACGCATCAGCCGCGCTGAGTCTGCGGGAACACATTCGTCGATGATCATGCCGTGCTCAAGGCATAACGACTTGAATCGCTCAGCGTAGGCAGTCCACTCTTTGCTAGGCAGATCTTCGTCAAAGATCCAGTAGGCATGGATGCCGCCTCCCGAATCCACTAGCGTAGGCGCGGGCCAATCAATCTCGGCACAGAACCGCTCGGTGTCAGCTATCGCAGCTTCTTTGCTGATATAGACGCTCTTGCCATGCATATAGTCAAGGTCAAGGAAGAATGACCTGACCGCTACGCAGTCCTTCTGTGTCCGCCTAGACCCCTCATAGGATCCCGGCGTGAAATAGATATTAACTTCTTTAGTGAGAAAGCTACTGATCTGAGCCAGTAGCTCATCGACAGTTTCAGGGAATCGGGGGGAGATCTGTCCTGTTTTGCTTATAGACGCTACGCACAGAACCCCCTGACTAGGCAGGATTTTTTCAAAGAATAGTTCATTCATAGTCGCAGAGACAAGAAAGGCGAGGTTTCCCTCGCCTTTTAGACCTACAAGATGAGCAGGTTACTGCTCTTCGGATACTGCCTCATCACGGGCGGCTTCTCTTCCTTTGGTCAAGTCATATAGCATTTCTGCTGTGACGCCGGGGCTACCTTCTGGTGCGTTAAGGGGCATCGACTTCATGTCGGATTCCGCCACGACCCCCTGCGCCTTGAATTGCAGAAGATATATTTTGGCTTTCAAGAGGTTCTGTGCCGGGAGCTTGGCTTCCTTGTAGTCATCCTCAAACTGATCCATCAACTTATGAACTAGATCATGGTGCTTGCTCTTGATAGGCTTGCCAGCAAACCACAGGTCGATAGCGTTGCGGGTCAGACCAAACAACTGAGCCACGTAGGTGAGTGGCAGGTTGGACTTCAGTACAGCCCTACCAAACTGTTGCCCAAGGTTGTCACCCTCATAAGCCATGATCTTGTCGGCTTTTTCTTTGTTGTATCGGCGGGCCATGATTAGTTCTTTCCGGGCTTAGCCCATTTTTTAATGACATCTGAAGCATCGCCAGTCGGCGGGGATTCAGCAGAGCGCGTACCCTCTCTACGGGTTGGTTGCGCGGGGGCATCACCTTCATCATCGCTACTGTCAGTCTTATAGACTGTCAGCTTGATCGCGTTCTCAGCCGCAGGGGTCTTACCTTGCCGCTTGATCGTCTCACGGTACTGAGTGGGTACAGCCTCTACAGGAGCAAACAACAACCGAGGGGTGCTCGAATTGGTATCGAACTCCATCTTGGTGACGATGCTTCCTGCGCTCACGTTGTTTCCTGCAAGCATCTGCATATAGGGGCGGAAAGGCCACTGACCGTTTTCTTCCTTACCGAAGGAGCTAGTTGCGGGGAGCACAAGCTGATAGACATCTCCCTCTGGATCATTAGCGAGAACCACCGCCGTGCGCCATGACAGCTTGCAGGAAGTCCCCAAACCGCCCTGACCGGATCCCTTGACGGAGTTCGGGCAGTCGTTGCAGCTTGAAGCGGCTGGCGATTCTACATCTGGGCTAGGCGTCTTGGAATCACTAGACCAGCAAACGGGAGAGGTTTTTGTTCCCTCTTTCCATGCGGATGCATAGAACGTGCGCGAGGCTTCGTGGGCCAGCTTCACAAAGATCACATTCATGGAGATGTCTTTGTTCACCGATTGCTCCTTACCGGAGACAAACTTACGGAAGACACGCCCCTTGATGCTGATCCGCTTACTGCCTGTCGCACCAGCGCCAGCTACTGCAAGAGTGTCGGCATCCAACCCCGTCTCGACGATGGAAGGAAGGCTTTGGATGATTTTTGCGAGTTCGTTGCTCATATATTTTCCTACTGATTAAACTGTTTCGACGGGGGTAGAAGACTTACGCACTACGATGTCAAACTCACGCAGTACATTCACACCGGGGGGCAGACCGTCAGCTTGCCTCTCAGCTACGAATTCCTTGAAATTACGTTGATGGATCCGCCGCTCCAGCAGATCGAAACCATCCACTTCCGCTAGGAACTTCTTGAAGTTGTCCCAGTCGGTGCAGAAGAACCGCTCCTTAAGCGAGCGCGTGACCGTCCCGAAGGTGGTCTTCAACCCATTGACGTTCATGTCGTTGCAGATAGCCAGCAGCGCGGTCTCCACAGCGGCAAGGTCTTGCTTAAGCGCGTCGTCATCTGACTCGTACTTAATTCTTAGGTCATCACGCTTGTTGCGGATGGTCAGGTAGGTTCTCACTAGGCTTTCTGTATCACTCATTTTTCACTCCTCTAGTTCTTCACGGTAAAGGTCAACTAGTCTTTCATGGGTTTCCACTTTGCTTTGCAGCATCGTGTAGACCCTTCTTTCCACCTCTGACCCTTGAAGGTGGATGACTGTCATCTTGTTCACTTGCCCGACTCTATCTATACGGGCGATGCACTGTAGGTATGTTTCTACTGACATGACTGGCGACCAGAAGATCACCGTGTCTGCTTTCGTTAACGTAACTCCGTGCGATGCAGCTTGTGGCTGAATCACTAGGACTTTTAGATCACTGTCTTTCTGGAACAGATCGAAGATTGCTGCTCGATTGCTTGCAGACACATCCCCTTGGATTACGGCATTTACGATCTTCTCTTTGGTCAGAAACTCTGTAACTACCGTAATTGTATGCGAATACGGCACAAAGATAAGAACTTTATTGCTCGTTTCGTCAATTACTTCCTTGAGGACGTTGAGCCTTGGTGAGATGTCGAACTCAATTACATTCTTATCGTTTGTGTAGACTGCCCCACCAGAGATCTGCAACAGCTTGTTGAGTGCCGCCGCTGCATTGACTGTGCTGATCGTCTCACCAGCAGCTTCGATCATCATCTCCTTCTTAAGCTCTTTATAGTACCTATCCGCCTGTGCTGTAAGAGGGATTTCCCTAGTCTGGTACGTGACTTCTGGTAGATCTAGGCAGTCGGCTTTCTCGTAGCGGATGGCTGGCTGAAGTGCTTCAAAGACGATGTCACGGGCATTGGGGCGTGGTTTCCACACAAAGCGAGAGTACTGCTGCATCACCTTCTCTTGCCATGACGACATCCTGCGAGGAACTCTGTCGGGGCCAATGATCTTTGCCAACCCATAAGCATCCATCGGACTCTGCGCCGCAGGAGTACCCGTCATCATCCATACGTAGGTATCGCAAGAGATCAACTTCGATAGCGTCTTCCATCGCTTTGTCGTAGGATTCTTATATGCATTGCACTCATCTACGATGATGAGATCGAAACCACTCTTAGCTATCTCGTCTGCGACTGTGCCGACGCCATCAAAGTTGATGATCACAAAGTCGTATGTTCCTTTGATCATCTTGGTACGGCGTTCGGCAGAGCCGTGAGCGACTGCGCTTGTCCTGTGCATCGCTATCTTGAATAGGTCTGCTTGCCATGCTGACTGCATGATAGACATCGGGCAGATGACTAAACAACGCTTCACCAAACCCTGATTCATTAAGTAGTCAGCAGCCCAGATCGCGGCTGAAGTCTTGCCTGTACCTGCCTCATTGAAGCAAAAAGCGCGCTTGTAGAGGGAGAGAAAACGTGCAGTGTCCCGCTGGTGGTCAAACGGGGTGAACATCCCCGGCCAACCGTAGTCCCTAGTGATAGGGGATGGGATCTTTAGGTGCGAGGGGGCAATCTGCGCGAGACTTTGCATCTCTTTGATGCCCCAATAGATAAGCAACTCTGACTCGTTGCTACCTCTTGGCCCAAGGACTTCACTCTTAGGTATGCACTGCGTTGCGGCATTGGCGAAGTCGGTTGGACAGATCAAGCGCACGGCCTGATCTTGAACTATTTCTACTGTCATGGACTGCTTTCGTACTGTGGGCTTACGCCCGTTTGACTTAACTGTATGGCACTGACGTTAGGCTGTCAACCCTTTTTTTCGCCTTTTTTGTGGAGGTTGCGGCTCCGGTTGGCATGGATTGATTCCAGCTTGTAGCCGTCAGCGTTAGTGCCACCTTTGGCTAGAGCTTTGGTATGAGAGACATCCTTACCCGCTCGGTTGACGCCTTTGGCATCTAGTGCACGGCGAGCGCGTTGGCGTTCCATACGGTTCTCATGTTCGCCCCGCTCTACTTGTTTTTTGTATTCTTCTTTATATGGTCGGGGGGATTTTGTATATGGCATGGTAGATCCTAAAGGTGGGGCGGAAAAGTAGATTCCCTGCCGCCCCGTCAAGGTGAAAGGAGGTGTAGGAGGCAAATGCGACTTGGGGACTAGTGCC